GCCTCCCACAGCTCGATACTGAAGCCGGATAGCTTGCCGGCGGGCTGCTCCACGACCAGCGGAGGCAGCACCCGTGTGACCACCCGCAACTTCTGCTGGTCAGGCCTGCCCTGCCCCCAGGCCATGGACAGAGGCGTTCCGACCAACGCCAGCACAACGGCCAGCTCGCCGATGGCGCGGGCCAGCGGGCCGATGACAGTCAACATGCGCGTTTTCCCCCGAGGGCTGCCTCGCCAGCGGCAGCCGGTCGGCTGAAGACAGCGCCCGACGCCGCTGCAAAAAAGAGCTAATCCAATAGTCGACTGTCCGTCCGTCGGCAACGCCCGCATTCGGGAGTCCGTTGCTGGTCAGGACGCGTTCTGCCGTCCGCCGGCACGGTGAGAAAGTGCCCAGCTTCTGCCGTGGTCGCCACCGAGCCGCGGTCCGGAGGCATCTTGGCTTCGTCGAGCCGCCGCCCGCATCGAGCGGCTGATCTTCGGGAACATGGTGGTGGTAGGCGCTACTCGTCTGGTTAACAGTAATTAGATAGCGTAGATCGTAATGCTCTGATGGTTGGAGGGGGAAGGTATGAACGACTTGCTCAAGTCAATTCAGCTGCAGGCGGATGTGCTTGCGTTCTTAGTCGGTCTCGCATCCCTGTGTGTTTCAACCTACATCGCTTTGCTACTCCATCGGCTCAGCAGGCGCATCTCAAAGATAGAGGCAATTCGCGCCGTTAATCAGCAGTGGGATTCATTCAACAACGCAATGTTGGATGCGGAAATTCATGGCCTATTCTGGGGGTTTATCAGGTCAGAGAAGCCGTTCACTCAGCTCGGAGAACGACAACATCACATCGTGCCTAAATACTGTGCATACAGAGTATCACAGCACGGCCTTGTCCCTGGGGATGCTGCGTACCTCGACAAGCTGATAGAGCGTTTCGTGCCGAAGCGAGATGATCTAGTCGCGCTCGTCAAGGCGGCCGGATACGACGTCGACTTTGTCAAGTTCCTTGAAGCCAGACTTGAGGCACTTAGTGCGAGGCAAAGAGCATAACCTTTCTCAGCGCCTGCGTTCCGCTGCGCGGATCGCCGACCGCCTCGCAGCCCTCGACGCCAAGACCTCGATCACGGCCTTCATCTCGGAACTCGACCTGCCCGCAATCCAGCGGTGCGCCTGCAGCCGCCCGCGTTCACTCAGCCGGGACTCGATGTAACGAGCTTCAGCCTTTGCAGCTCCAAGCCGAACCGGGGCAGCCTCGGCCCAAGAATTCACCAATTCGGCCCCATGCGCGGTCTCTCCAAAATCGGCGATGTCCTGCGTGCTCGCCTTCGGCCAACGACCGCCGTCCACAGCCAATGATCGGACAACCTCAGTTTGGATTTCGTCGGGCAATTCGTCGAAACTCTGCCGGAGACTTTCCTCCTCCTCCGCATCGAGAATTTCGGACAGAGCCGTGGTTCTCATCCTGAGCGCGCTCAACGCGGTCTCGATGCCGCCGGGACTTGCCTCCCATTCGTCCTTGAGTGCTTGCGGGATGCCCTCGACGCCAGCGCCAGCACTCTCGTCGGCGTTGCCTTCCTCCTTCGCCAGCCCGCCGCCGTCCTTGAGGGCCTCCTTCTCGGCGTAGAGTGCCGCTTCCCGTTCCTGCGTCTCCTTGGCCCAATAACGTTGCCGAGAAGACTTGCGCAGTTCGCGGATCTCATCCAGATCGCGTTCCACATCAGCGGCACTGCGCTTCGGCTGGGGCGTCATCTCCTCGACGCTGCGGCCCCGGACGCGCGCAATCTCATCCTCGCCGAACCCGAGCCGGCGCATCTCGGCATCGCGCTTCGCCTCCTCGGCGTCCAGTTCGGCATCGAGATCGTCGGGCTCAATCTCCGCCAGGTCCTCAGCCGTGAACCTCATTTCGTTCGGATCGGGCGGCAGCCCACTCGGATGCGACCAATCAATCATTCCACCCTCCCATGCTGCAGAAGCGCGTTGATCGCGTGAACCTGCCGGCGCTCCTCGTCCCGCCTCCAGTCGTAGGCGGACGACATGTCCCCTTTCGGCGCCAGGAACTCGCCGCCCTCGGGCAAGTCCAGAGGCCCAAGACGCGACGTTCCAAGCGCCCCGGGAACCTTGATCTGCCGCAGCGCCGCGCTGATCCGACCGCCGAACCGGTAGACAAAGTCAGGTAACGCGACCCCCATGGGCAGCTTCGCGTGCGGCACGATCTGCTGACCGATCGCCCTCACCCTGCCATTCGCGGCGATCGCCGCGTTGACAGCGTCAACCGCGGCGCCAATGTGCATCTGCGCCTGCTCCACCGCAACGAACATCGCCTCAGCGGCTTCCGTCAGCTCCGTGTCGAGCCGGTGCCGCTCCTCGGCCGCCGCCCGCGCATCGGCAGCCCGTTGCTCAGCCTCAGCTATATGGAAGTGTCGCTCGATCTCCTCGCGCTTCTCCCGCAACTCCGCAAGCTCGCGCTCGCGCTCCGCGATCAGGGCGTCGGCCTCATGCGCAAGGCGCCGGGCATCGCTATTCGGTTGGGGCTGTTGTTCCATCATCTCACCTTCTATCTCCTAGGCTTCCGCAAAATCACCCGCGGCGCGGGACCAGACGAGGGCAACCCACTTCGCCGCCGCCAGGCCGACCGCCCGTCACCACCCGGCAGCGCCGACCCCCGCTGATCCCGCGGAACCGACGGCGGCACGTCATGCGGGGGCGGTAGCTGCATCGCATCCGGCGAGCGGCTCGGCTCAGGTGGCGGTGCCGGCGTCCACGACACGACCGGAATGGCGAGCGCCAACTCGCGCGCCCGTTCGAGGCTGCCACGAAAACCGTGGAGGTGGCCGTTGCCATCGTAGATCGCGTGTTTACGCAACGTGGCGTCGAAGACGATGGTCCCGCCGCCGTGCTGCTCTACCTCGCCAGGCTTCAACGCGTCGTCGGACATCAGCGCCTCCAGCCCGACGTGCCGCGGCTAAGGAGGTCATAGCCAGGAGGATTTACATGCCCCTTCGCTTGGGGATAGGCGAGGATCACGCGCGGCGTGTGGCTCCGCCGAGGGCGCGCATTCGGACCAGCAGCCTCCTCCCGCGCCGATCGAGCCATCGCAGGAAACAGCGCCGTCAGCCCCCACACCATGGCATCGAGCCGGTCAGGAGACTTGTCACCGCGGTAGCCGGCCAGCGTCATCGCCGTAGCCTGGTATTCGAGTTCGGGGAACCGCCCGACGAGGCTGATCCGGCCCTGCGAGAACAGCGCCGCGATCGGCTCCGCCCTCACCACCTTGCCGCGTGATGCCGTCACCTCGCGGAAGTTGAGAGGATAACCACCTTCCGCCACGGCCGTGCGGATCACCTCGCCGACCATGCTGCCGCCGAAGTTGACCTCCCCCACCACCGCATCAGCACCGTGGCGGTCGTAAGCCGAGGCGACCACCGTCTTCCACTGCGCCGGACCGAACCGCCCGGAAAGGTCCTCGATCACATAGCCGCGACCGTCGACGCCGAGTCCGCACACGACGATGCCGACCTCGTCGGAGCGCAAATCCTCTGGACCCGAACAGCCCGACGGATCGACCGCCACGATCACGCGCTGCAGGTCGGGCGGCGACTTGTCGATCAGCCGGCCCTTATCGAGCATCTCGGCCGTCCACAGCGCGCTGTCGTCGTCGTCGCTGAAGAGGCCGAAAAGGAACCGCTGCCGGCGACGCTCGTCGAGCTGCTCCAGCTCGGCAAGGTATTCCGGCTTCAAGTTGGCCCGGTTGTGCTCGGGGTTCATCAACAGGCTGACATAGCCGTCAGGGTTCACAAGTGGCTGGTGCCGATCAGGGTCGATCTTGTCGATGAAGTAGAGATAGGACCAATGCCGCTTCGACGTGGGGTTGCAATCGTAATACATCTTCAGCGGCAACGCCGTGTTCTGCGCCAACCTGGTGACCGCGATCTTCCGCGACGACAGCGGAATCTGGCTGCACTCGTTCAGGTAGATCGTCGCATATTCAGCGCCGAGGATCTTCTCCGTCCGGTCCTTCTCATCGAGACCGCCGAACCAGATCTCCGACCCGTTCTCGAACCTGTGCACCCATAGCTGGCGATCGAGCTTGCCAACGGCACCGGGGAAGCAGAGCCGGAGAACCTTCGGCCAGGTGTCCTCGATGATCGAGCCGTGCAGGTGGGAGAACCGGAAGCGGAGAATGGCATGCCTGGAGCCCGGCTCACGCAGCGCACGCTTCGCGATTGCCCGGCAGATGAGCCAGGTCTTCCCGCTGCGCGCGCCGCCGAACAGCATGGCGTGGGTGGCCGCCCCGTCGAGGAGCTGCTCGGCTTCACGCTGGCGCTCGGTGAGCTGCGCCGTGGCGCCGAGGCGGTAGCGGACGGCCGGGTGCTCCAACAGCGCCTTGCGCTGGCGGTCGTCCAGGTCTTCCCAGAATTTAGTAACACGCTCGATGCGATCGGGAGGAAGTTGGGGGAGGCTCATGGGTGAGCCTCCGTGCTGACACCTATCGCCACAGCCCTTCGAACCGGTGCGAGGCAGTCCGTGTGTAGTGGGCAGTGTGGCGCGGGTCGCGGTGCCCCAGGTAGTCCTGAATGGTGCGCATGTCCTTGCCGGCATTGGCCAGCGCGTAGCCGCAGGAGTGCCGCAGTACGTGTGGATGCAGTTTGCCAAGCCCGGCCCGCTCGCCGGCCTGCCCAATGATGTAGTTGATGGCCTGCCTCGTGAACTGCGTTCCCTGCTCGGAGACGAACAGCCACGGCAACTTGTCCTCGCGGGTTGCCAGGTAGCGCTTGATGGCCCGCAGCTCGTCGCCCTCGATTGGATGCTCGGTGGATAGCGAGCCTTTCAGGCGCTCCACCCAGAGGCGCGAGGTCTTGAGCTTCAGGTTCGCCAGCCGCATGCTCGTCAGCTCGGAGACGCGCAGACCGTGGCGGTAGGTGAAGAGTAGCAGCGCGTAGTCCCTGGCGCCGTGCCGTCCCTTCTTCGCCGCCTCCAGCAGCCGCTCGACCTCGTCGGGGCCAAGGTAGTCCTTGCCCCGTTCGTGGCCGTCGACCGCCTCTGCCGCTCCACCCTTTACATTTCGCCGTTTGGTCGCTGTCATTTTGTGCCTCGCCGATGCCGATGTTTCCTGGCGTCAGCACATAGCACGTTTTACAAAATGCACCAAATGTAAAAGGTTGGGAGGCGCTAAGATGCGTGTGCATTGTTGCTCCCCCCATCGGCATCGGTCGGAGCCGCGAGCACCGCCGAAGCGTTCAGCACCTTGCCGTTCACCAGTTCCGGCATCGCCTCCAGCAACGCCGCAATGGCAACGGCGCTCGTCACCTGGAGAGGCTTGCCGTCCAGATCAGACAGGCGTGCATCGATCCGGTCGCCGTAGACCGCCGGCTTCTCCCGACCCGCCTGCCAACGCTCCACGTCGAACAGCGTGCGCGCAGTCGATGCGTCGAGCTTGCCGGTGCGCAGCTCCTCCGCGATCTCGTCAATCCGATCGGCCCGTGCGTCGGCCCGGTGCTCGCGCGCGCGTGCGTATTCGTGTTGAAATTCGGGATGCATGCGCTTCCACGCGTAGACTGTGCGCTCGCTGGGCATGCCCGGCATTTCGCAGATGCGCACGAGGGGCACACGCATTGCGGTCAGCTCGCAGATCTCTCGCCCCAGTTCCGGGGTGTAGATGGTCGGGCGGCCTGGGCCGGGATGCTGTGGCTTTGTGGTGCCGTTGGTTGCCGGCTGTTTGGGGCTTGCCCCGTTGGTCGGGGGCGCCCCCTTGGCGCTCTGCTTGCCCTTGGCGCGGGTTCGGTTGGAGGGGCTGGGCGAGGTGTCGATGGTCATGCTGCCCTCCCGGATGCGCGGCGCTGGCGCATCAGGTCACGCTGGTAGGCGCGGCGCTTGTCGGCATCACGATAGCGATAGGTTGGGCTGGCTCGGTTGCGGCCGGGTTCGTTGGCTTCGTTAGCCATGTGGATAACGTTAGCCATATCGTCGTTAGCCATATCGCGTTGGGCAGGTGACGCGGGCTCTGATGCTGATGGCTTGTGCGGGTTGTTGCTCGTCCACGTGACCGGGCCGGCACGGCAGTTGCGCTGGTGCGTGGCCTTGTCGACCAGCGCCGTCGAGGCACCGCAGCCGGCGCACCAGAGGATGTTGGCGGTCATTGTGCAGCCGCTGCCTCCTCGCTGATAGCCTGCGCGGCCATGGTGTTGGCCAAGAGCCGCTTGCGCTCGGCGCGTTCCCTACGCTTTCGTGCGATGACGTGCGCTGGGACCACGTTGCTGTTGCGGTCGCGAGCGACGGTTGCGTGGGTGCTGGCCATGTTCACGCGCTTGCCTCCTGCTGGATCTCGTGACGCAGCCGCAGGATGGCCTCGGCCAGGAGGCGGAGGCTGGCGTCGAGATCGAGGCGCTCCAGGGCGATGTCGATGTCGGCGTCGGTGGGCATATCAGACGCGCGCCTCGTGCTGGTGCCCGGCGCTGGGCCGCTTCGGACGGCGAGTCGGCTTCGGCGTGATGCGCGACTTCGCCCAGGCGTCGAGCGACTCGGGCGTGTGGAGGGCGGTGCGGCCGTCGTAGACGGTATCGGGACCACGGCCCTGGCAGCAGAGGCGAGCGAGCGTTGACTCGGCGTAGCGCAGGCCAAATATCTCCAGGAGATATTCCGAGGCTTGCTTGCGCCGAAGATACTGCGGGAAGCGATTTAGCTCGGGCATGTTCCTTGTGCCGGTGTTTGCTCAGTAGCTACCGGCACTATGCGCTCATGCGCTCCATCCGCCTACGTGCGTTTGGTGCACTTCGACCCATGCGGATGAACTCGCGCCTGATCGACCATCGGCTCGGCATGGCGTTGCTGTAGCCCTGGCGGACCAGTTCAGCGAACACGAGGGCGTCACGCTCGACGGTGCGGAGGTAGGGAGGAAGGAGACCGCGGGCGTCGAGGGCGTCGATGGCCCCGCGGATTTTGCGGCGGTGCCCGCGTTCGGGACAGTCGGTCATCGTGGCGTCGTTCTCCTGATGACGCTGGCCAGCTTGGTTAACGGGAACGCTCGCTGAAACTGAAGCGTTGACGATGGGTAACGGGGACTGCCGGAGACAACAACATGCCGAGCCCTCACGCGACCCCACTCGAACGCGCTTTTGATCTCGCCCGCTCCGGGCAGTGCCGGACGACCGAAGAGATTATCAGAGCCTTGAAGGCGGAGGGCCACGACGCCAAGCGCGTGGTTGGGCCGTATCTCATGAGGCAACTTCGGATGCTGATGAACGACAGTGTCCGAAAGGTCGGACATCGTGGTTCCGTTGCTGCGCCTCCTTCGCCCGGAGTACGAGGGCGCGGCGCCCCTTAGCGAGCCCATGGTGTCGGCGACCTTCTCGCGACGCGCACGCGCTTGCTGTTCTTTGACTGTTGTTTCAGTC